TTACTATATAATAGACAAAATGCAAAAATTAAACTAAATAAGTTTAATGAGGATAACAAATAGAAATCGTAGCGAGACGTCACCTGGAAGTGAAGATGCCGGCCTGACAGGCTTGCAGGTTAAAGAGCTTAAGACTAAAGCGGAGTTCGGAGACCTAACTCAAATTACGACCCGATATAGGCCTGACGTAGGGGATGCCGTTTGCTTATTGGTACGTTTAGGTAGCACTTTGAAAGAGGCGGCAAAGAGATTGCCTATTAAAGACGTGACAACTATTTATAGTTGGAGAAGTACTCATCCAGATTTTAAGGAAAAATTAGATGCCGCCCGAAAGGATGCTGCGGATAATTTTATCGATAAGATCCAGGAGATTGCTGACACAAAAGACATCCCTAAAGAGGATGTGCCTGGTGCGAGGTTGAGGGTTGATTCGTATAAGTGGCTTGCGGAGAAAGCTAACCCTCAAAAGTATTCGCCTAAGAGTGTGATAGCGGCTGATGAGGATAATCCTTTGCAGATTATTATTGATACAGGGATCACTAGAGACGAACCATTAGAAGCCGACTACACTAAGATTGATGATGGTAAGATTGTTACTAATGAAGAGAAACGAGACCTACCGAATAGTGATGATGGAAGTGCTTCCTAATGAAGAGGTGCCTGAGTATTTGTGCTTGTGGGATGGTGGTGATGAAGAGGATGCGAATAGCTTGACTGGGTATTTTCTGCATAGGGTTTCCAAACATGGGCTTATTTATAAAGAAGAAAATTAGTCGCCTACTTTGTTTTGCTGGGTTCCATATATTATATGAACGTCATACGCTATCAGGAACTTTCCCAATAATATTTAGATGTGAGTGCGGTAGGAGATGCAGTCTTGATGAACATTGCCAATAACATTATTCCAAACGATAGAATCAAAAAAATTTCCACAGGGTACGCCCCCAGACCTTTGCAGAGTATCATTCATCAGAATATGAAAAGGTTCAATGTGTTAGTTCTGCATAGGAGGTTTGGGAAAACGGTTCTTTCAATAAACGAGTCAATTGATCGGGCATTACGCTGTTCTTTAAAAAACCCCCAATATGCTTATATAGCACCGACCTATGGTCAGGCCAAAAGGATTGCATGGGAATATTTGAAGGAGTACACCAAGGGGATACCAGGAGCGAAGCCTAATGAAGCGGAGCTAAGGGTAGATATTCCTAGACCACACTTGCAGGATAAAATAAGATTTATGCTACTGGGTAGTGAGAACCCGGATACGCTAAGAGGTATCTATCTTGATGGAGTCGTACTCGACGAATTCGCAGTGTGTGACCCTACCATTTGGGGTCAGGTCGTGCGTCCTGCGCTTGCTGACCGTGAGGGTTGGGCGATCTTTCTGGGCACCCCGAAAGGTCAAAATCATTTTTTTGATTTATACAACAAAGCGAAAAAAAATAAAGACTGGTATGTCTGTACGTATCGAGCTAGCGAGACGAAGGTTCTTTCCGACTATGAACTTCGTGCTGCAAAAGATGAAATGAGTGAGGAAGAGTTCCTCCAGGAGTTTGAGTGCAGTTTTACAGCCGCTAACACAGGCGCATACTACCAGAAGCTTATGCTATTAGCTGAAAGCGAAGGACGTATTACTAGTGTACCATACGATACCGCTTGCTATGTGGATACGTATTGGGATCTTGGGATAGGAGACACGACTGCTATCTGGTTCTTGCAGTCGGTTGGTCATGAATATCACTTGATTGATTATATTGAGATGTCGGGTAAGGGTCTTGATTGGTTTGTTTCTGAGATTAATAAAAGGCCGTATACTTATAGAGAGCATATTTTGCCTCATGATGCCAGTGCTAGAGAGTTGGGTACTGGTAAGAGTAGGCAGGAAACTCTTCGTACTTTAGGGCTAACACGATTATATATTTTGCCAAGGTGGAAGGTTGATGATGGGATCAACGCTGTAAGGACGATCCTAAGCAAGTGTTGGTTTGATAAGAATAAATGTGAGAGGGGTATCACTGCCCTTATGGCATATGAGAGAAAGTGGGATGCGAGGAATCAGATATTCACTGAGAAGCCAAAACATAACTGGGCGTCTCATGGTGCTGATGCGTTTAGATATCTTGCTATGGGTGTACGACCAGAGTCACAGCGAGTACAATCGGAGTTGCTGACAAATTATAGGGAAGCACAAGGTGACTATGATATATTTGAATTATAGGGGATAGATATGAGTAAATCACAACCATTGAAAGATATAGGAAAGTTTGTGGAAGGTTTCGTAAGAGACGTTCCTGGTAAGCTAGTAGGTTATACTCAGCATATGCAGGCGAGGAGAGAGGCCAAAGAAGAGTCCTCCAGAGCTATAGGATGGGAGCAGTACAGACCATCAGATATAGAAGATTTTTCTAAGATGGCCGGAAAAATGACGGAGAAAACAGGGTCTGAGTTGACGGCAGCACAGCCGAAACTTGTTGAGAAGTTTGAAAGAGCAGACGTTCCATGGCAGAGGGCAGAGAAAATCCAAGAGAAGGAAGACATGACGGCCATGCAAAGGGATCGGATACAAGGGTTGTATAAAACGTCTCATGCTAGACTAGGTGCAATTAAGCAGGGTAGATTGAGACCAGGCGCTAAGAAGCAGACAGTTCTTACGAAAAGGAAATACTAATGGCGATTGAGTATATTAAGAAGTTTGAGATGTTGAAGTCAGATAGGATGAACTGGGATAGTCACTGGGAAGAGTGTGCTCAGTATGCTTTGCCTAGAAAGGATGATGTCTATCAGACTAGGACAGCAGGCGAGAAGAAGTTTTCTAAAGTCTTTGAGAGTACTGCGGTTCACTCTAATGAGCTTCTTTCCTCAGCACTTCACAGTATGCTCACAAACTCTGCTACGAATTGGTTTGAACTGACGACTGGTGATGACACATTAGACATGGATGATGAGGTTAGGCTTTGGTTACAAGAGACCGTTAAGAAGATGCATAACGTTATCAACGGATCAAACTTTCACACTCACATCCATGAATTATACTTAGATCTAGGAGTCTTTGGGACAGGTCTAATGCGGATTGAAGAGGATGATGAAGAGATTATAAGGGTTCAGACGAGACCGATCTATGAGGCCTATATAAGAGAGGATGCGCATAGCAAGGTCAATACAGTTTACAGAATCTTCAAGATGGATATTCGTCAGATGGCGGATATGTTTGGGACGGATAATTTTGACAATCAGCTAGAGAATTTACTTAAGAGTAATGATACTCAGAAGTATGAGATTCTTCACTGCGTAGAACCTGTAGAAAAAGATGATGAGTTTGATAAGAAGGGTTTTGCGTTTAAGAGTTTATATATTTTAAAACATCGTCAGCTTTACTTGCAGTCAGGGGGCTTTAAGGAGTTTCCTTATGTAGTTCCTAGATGGACGAAGATAGCAGGTGAGGTTTATGGGCGTAGTCCTACGATGAAGGCGTTGGCCGACATCAAGATGACGAATGTTGTGACGAAAACAACTATTAGATCTGCTCAGAAAATAGTAGATCCACCTTTACTAGCGCCTGATGATGGTTATGCGCTTCCTCTAAAAACGGCTCCTGGGGCTATTAATTTTTATCGTCCAGGTTCTCAGCCGATTGTTCCATTGCAAACTGGTAGTAGGATTGACTTTGGTATTCAGTTTATAGAGATGATTAACAGAAGAATTAGGGAAGCTTTCTTTATAGATCAGCTTCAGCTTAATGTTGGTCCTCAGATGACGGCCACTGAAGTAGCTCAGAGAACAGAAGAGAAGCTTAGGCTTCTTGGTCCTGTGCTAGGTCGTCAGCACTATGAACTTCTTAAGCCTTTAGTAAATAGAATCTTTAGCATAATGATGAGAAAGGAAATGTTTTCAGAAGTGCCAGAGGTTTTACAAGATAGAGACATTCAGGTTCAGTATAGCTCTAAGATAGCAAAAGCTCAGCGAAGTGCAGATGCTGATGTGTTGGTAAAAGTACTTAATGTGATTGGTCCGGTTATTCAGTTGAAGCCTGAGATAATGGATAATGTTAATGGTGATCTTCTATTAAGATACGTATCTAAAGCTTACGGACTACCTGAGCAGGTACTCCGACCGTTTGACGATGTTGTCCAGGATAGAGTAGAACGCCAGAAACAGCAACAGGAAATGGCGGCAATGCAACAGGCTCAGCAAATGGCTGACGTAGCTAACAAAGCTGCTCCGCTTATGCAACAACAACAGGGCGCTTAATGGCCAAGAAAAAAGTTTCTACTAAGAAGTTAGATGTAACCTCTGACTATAAAACAGTATTCACTTCAGAAGCAGGTAAGCGTGTCCTATGGGATATCATGCGAAACAGCTTTGTTTTAGCGAGTACATACTGTGAAAACTCGAATGAGATGGCTTTAAGAGAAGGGCAACGTAATGTTGCCTTAAGGATATTGTCTGTCCTTCAGACAGATGAACAAAAGTTACTTCAACAAATAGAGGAAGGTTTAGGGTATGACGGAGAATACGGAGACGACTGGGGAAGAGACTACGTCTAATGAAGCAGAGACTAATCAAGCGGAAGCTAATTGGAAAGAGGCTTTGCCTGAAGATGTTAGAGAAGATCCTAGTATGCAGGCGATCCAAACAGTAGACAACTTGGCCAAGAGTTATGTTAACGCTCAGAAGATGATTGGTGCTGATAAGATTATCGTACCAAATAAGTATGCTGAAGAGAATGAGTGGCAGGATGTATTTACAAAGTTAGGTTTACCTGAAACACCAGATAAATATGAGATAGCGGTTAATGATAAAGAAGTTGATAAAGAGTTTTTCAGTAACTTTAAGCAAGCTGCTCACGGTGCAGGTATATTACCAAATCAAGCTCAGAAGATATTTGATTGGTATAACGAAGCAAGTGGTAAGATGGTACAAGATCAAACTAATCAGAAACAAGCAACAGAGAAAGAAGCAATCGATAGCTTAAGGAATGAGTGGGGGTCAGCATATGATTCTAAACTTAAGGCGGCACAAGCTGGAGTTTCCCACTATGGCAATGAAGAGTTAACTGCTTTTCTTGAAGAGACTGGTCTTGGTAATAATCCTAATATTATAAAAACCTTTGCCAAGATTGGAGAGGCACTCTCCGAAGATGCGTTTAAAGATGGTGGACCGACTAACTTCGGTATGACACCCCAAGATGCACAGACACAGATCAATTCTGTGATGGCAGACAAGAAACATCCTTACCACGATAAATATCACCCAAATCATACCAATGCAGTTTCGGAAGTTACCAAGCTTTTTGAGCATTTAGGTTGACGCAAGTCTGTTTTTCATTATTATAGAAAATGAGCACGAGATAATCTGAAGAGACCTCACCTTTGGTGTTCAATTCGAATCCTGTAATTTCAGGGCAATTCACAAACTAAATTTATTATTAACGATTAGTAATGGAGATAACAATGAGTTCTGAAATTACTACAGCGTTTGTTAAGCAATTTAGCGCAAACGTTTTTCATCTTTCACAACAGAAAGGGTCTAGGCTTGCTCCTTTCGTAAGAAATGAAAGCCAAAGAGGTAAGAGTGCTTTTTATGACAGAATCGGTGCGGTTACTGCTCAGAAAAGAACTTCTCGTCACGCTGATACTCCTCA